CTTGACCCAGAAGACATAGTGAGTTTCACATGATAGAAAATCAAAACGCAGAACAAATTCAAGAAGAGCAGGTATCAATTGAGGTTGTTGAAGATCCAGTTGAGGGTGTAAGTGAAGGCGACGAGCTTGAAAACTATACCAAGTCGGTTTCTAAGCGAATCAATAAGCTAAATCAAAAGAACCGAGAAACTGAAGCGCGAGCGCAACAGCTTGAGCAGATAGCCTTACAAAAAGAGGCTGAGCTTCAACAGTATCGCCAATACACGACCCAACAATCTGGTGCGGTTTTAGAGAAAGAGCAGGAAGCTCTTTTGTCCAAAGAGGCTCAGATTGACGATGTTTATCGCAAGGCCGTAGAGTCTGGTGACGCTGATTTAATCACCAAGGCAAACAAGCTACAAAATGACATTGCCATTCAGAAGGAAAAGCTTCGGGTTGCTAAGTCGCGTCAAAGCCAACAAGTTGCTCAGGAGCAGTATCAGTCTCAGGGTAATGAGCAGGCAGTTAACTATCAGAACGAAGCTAGGGTTGAGCAAGAGATTCAACCAACAGAAGACGCGCTTGAGTGGCATGAAAGAAACCCGTGGTATGCCGATCAAGATAACGAAGACAACATGAAGGCGACTCAATACGCCTACTATGTACACTACAACTTAGCCAACGAAGGCTTTGATGTAGGCTCTGATGAGTATTACGAAGAGCTGGATTCCCGTGTCGGTACGGTATATCCTCACACCAGATCCGCAAATAACGGTTCAAAGGTCGTTAAGAATGAAGCTAGACCCGCTGTGCAAAGAGTCGCTTCAGCTACCCAAGGTGGTGGTCGATCAAAAACACAAGGCAATAAGAACGGCGTAAGCTTTTCTAAGTCAGAACTAGAGCGACTCCAGAGTCTTAAGCCGCACAATATGTCTGAAGAGGCATGGTTGCAGCGAGTGGCAAAAGAGAAGCAAAAAATTGCATCAAGAGAGGCAAACTAAAATGGCAGAAGCAAAGGCAAACGCACGTTCATCCCGTGAATCGCAGTCACACGATAATCAGACTCGTAGAAAACCGTGGCGTCCAGTGCGCTCATTAGAAACCCCTACCCCACCCGAAGGTTACACTTATCGGTGGATTAGGGAGTCAATGTTGGGACAGGAAGACCGAGCTAATGTCTCGCGTCGAATTAGAGAAGGTTGGGAACTCGTAAGAGAAACTGAGCTACCTCCAGAATGGAGATCTCTACCAACAATGGATAATGGCAGGCATGAAGGCGTGGTTTACAACGAAGGGTTGCTGTTAGCGAAGATCCCTAACGAAACCGTGCAAGAGCGTAGAGATTACTATCAAGGTAAGTCTAAAGAAGCTACGGAAGCTTTAGATAACAACTTGTTTAATGAGTCTCGCAGCGATTCACGTTATGTTAAATACGATCCTCAGCGCGACAGCAACGTAACATTTGGTCGAAAATAAGAGGAATTCAAAATGGCGAATCAAGACGCTGCTTTTGGAATGAAGCCAGTCAGAATGATTGGTGGCGCACCCTACAACGGCGGTCAGAGTCGGTATCGAATTGCGGCTAACTATGGCACATCTATTTTCCAAGGCGACATGGTTGCTGCGGTTACAGGTGGTGGCGTAGAAGTTCATGCAGATGGCGGGACTGTGCCTATTGTTGGTGTTTTTAGCGGTTGTATGTACACAGATCCCACTTCTGGCGAGCAAGTGTTTAGCAACTACTACCCTGCAAGCACTAACGCTGCTGACATCATTGCTTTTGTAATTGATGATCCTATGGTTGTGTTTGAGATCCAAGCTGCGATAGCTTTCCCGATTGCTGACCTGTTTGGTAACTTTGATATTGTCTATACGACTGCTGGATCTACCAAAACTGGTATTTCTGGAGCTGAGCTTCAAGTCACAGATGGCGGCACTGGCCTTACTTTGCCGGTTAAAGCAATAGACATCTCTGAAGATCCAGCAAACTCAGACGTAGGCGCAGCACATACAAATGTGTTGGTAACGATTGAAAATCACCTGTATGGCATCAAAGGCGCAGGCTTAGCATAAAAGGAGCTAAATAATGGCTATCTCAAGAGCACAACTAGCTAAAGAGCTAGAGCCGGGCTTAAACAGCCTGTTCGGTATGAGCTACGACAGCTATGACCGTGAATATGAGGAAATATTTTCTGTAGAAGACTCTCAAAGAGCCTTTGAAGAAGAAGTCCTCATCACTGGTTTCGGTAATGCACCAACCAAGACTGAAGGCCAAGGCGTTGTCTTTGACAATGCTACTGAGTCTTTCACTGCACGTTATACTCACGACACCATTGCGTTAGCGTTCGCGCTCACCGATGAAGCGGTTGAAGATAACTTATATGACTCGTTAGGTAAGCGATACGTTAAAGCTTTGGCTCGCTCTATGGCGAACACCAAAGAAGTTAAGGGTGCTGACGTACTGAACAATGCGTTCAGCTCAAGCTTCACTGGCGGTGACGGTGTGTCTTTGATCAACACAGCCCACCCACTTGCTGGTGGCGGTACTGCCGCTAACCGTGCAACGTCTATGGCTGATTTGAACGAGACGAGTTTGGAAGATGCGTTAATAGACATATCAACCTTCACGGACGATAAGGGTCTAACGATCTCTGTTCAAGCGTCTAAGCTTGTTGTTCCACCTCAGTTGGTATTTGTTGCTGACCGTATTTTGAACTCTACTTTGCGTTCTGGTACTGCCGACAACGACATCAACGCTGTACGCAACACGGGTGTATTGCCCGGCGGGTATACGGTTAATCATTATTTAACCGATCCAGATGCGTTCTTCATCCTAACTTCTGTTACTGACAGCGGCGAAGGCTTGAAGATGTTCCAGCGTACTCAGATGGAAACCACAATGGAGCCTGATTTCACTACAGTTAACATTCGTTACAAGGCCCGTGAGCGTTACAGCTTCGGCTTTAGTGACTGGCGTGGCATCTACGGCTCACAAGGCGCGTAGATACCAAGCAATAAAAAAGGGGGCTTATGCCCCCTTTTTTTATGCCTTGCTTTAATCGCTTACGCGACCTCCTCTTCGTTGAATGTAGCCTTTGTTGGGCGCTTGAAGAAGCCAAACTTCTCATCGTCCTCCGATGGCTGAATGGTTGCCGAGAATGATACTGAGCGACCTTTTACATTCTCTAGCTTAGATGGCACCGAACCCCAAACCTTGAAGCCTCGGTCATCTTGAACCAACATCTTGAGAGTTGATCCGTACATGGATTCCTGCCACTTGGTGGTAAGAACGATACCGCTGATCTCAACCTTACCTGTTGGGCATGGCTCCGCAGCCTCTAGCACTGCCTGACGCTTAGCTTCCTCGACTGCTCTGGCAGCTTTGATTTCGCCAAGTAGCGCATTTTCAACGTGTTCAGCAACGTCATCTGTGGCATTTGATAGATAGGCAAAACAGACGTAGTTGCCGTCACGATCCTCGAAATGTTTGCCAGCAGAAAGCGCGGTGTGGACGCCTCGCCCGTGGTCACAGTTTGCGTTAACGCGTAAGGTTACGGCGTCTATTGCTTCAATAGCCTTCTTGACGTTGGCAACTGGCACATAAGTAAACTTGTGCGTCTTGACCGCACCAAGTGAGCCTTGAAACATTGAGTCTTCGTTTTTGTCGATGGGCAGAAACTGACCACCCATGAACTGCTTGCGTAGCGTTTTCTCGCCCTCAAGCCACTCATGTATGTAGCCGTCTTGTGGGGCGTGAAAGCCTGTAAATTCACCCTTATGGTTTCTGCCTACGGTGGGGACTACGCCAGCGTTAAGCTTGGCAATGACCGCCTGCTGGCGCGTGATCCACGCCTTTAGCACACGTTGTCGCGCAGCTTGGAAGTCGTGCAAGCGCGTCTCAAGCCACTGGGTGTCAATTTCGTATTTTACATTTTCCATCATCATTCTCCGTTGTTATGCGTTCATTATACCTATCCCGTGTCCATGTGCAAGTCTGTATACACAAATAAATGAAAATAACTTAACTTTTTTTTATGTTGATATTGGCATAGACTGGTGGCCTGAGATTAATCTAGCCCTAGAAACCAACTCAGTGGACGCTTACGAAGATTCTGGGGTTTAACTCTTGTAAGGAGAATTTAAGATGGCGAATACAACTTTCAATGGTGCAGTCCGCTCCGAAAACGGATTCAAAGTTATTTCAAAGAACAGCTCGACTGGCGCAGCTACCGACATAGTCGATATTGCTTCTACTGGCATCGTAACAGCAAAGTATCTCAAGCACGTTGGATACGCGACTGGCGTTACTGTAAACACTACAGCAGGGGATAGCCCAGCTATTGGTGAATTTACGCAGCCTGCAAACACCATCATTACTGATATTAAGATCTTCTGTGATGTTTCTCCCGTTATTGGCACAGGCGACATTGGTTATGAGGTTGGTACTTCTAGTTCTGGCGCACAGATTGTTGCGGCAGCAACTGATGAGATTTTGGACGGCGGCACGACTGTTGTTGCACACAATGTAACGTTGA